ACACTAATAGGATACGACCAGCCGAAAATGGCAGCGAAAGATTTAATACCACCAAAAATCATTGATGATGCTCTGGCAAAAGGTGCAATATAAGGAACTGCAGTTAAAGCATTAGATACTTGCGTCAACCCTGATGAAATTCTTTCCACAGGTCCAGTCTCTCTTTCATCGAGAGAACCTGATTCTGTGGTTACTGATAATACTGTACCCGTAGGACAGCCTAAATCAACATTCTCTGCCCAAGCATAAACTTGAATAGAGACAGCAGAAGGAGTGGCAGAAACACTTCCTACATCATTTATAGAATAAATGAAAAGTGATCCTGCATTTTCAAAGTCATAGAATGACGTAACATCAGATATCGCAGATGAAGCCGAATTAAACAGACTATGCATCTGATTAGGCGAAATGAAAGGAATACTCAAAGTAACTGGAGTATTCTCATTTACATTAATATTCACTCTGCCATACTGCTGAGACATATAATTCAAAAACAATGGCCGCCACGTCACTGGTTGTAACGCTAAAGCAGCTCTATGCTGAACTAAAGTCTCATTAGCTGTAGGAAAAGGAAAATATGATACCATAAGCCGCCCTAAATGGAAGGGGGTACCGGATACGGAAATTTTAATCTTTAAATCTCCTCGGAAATAACCATAATTTCTTAACTTTGCTCTAACAGCAGGATTAAGTGACCATAGATCCCAAATATCAAGAACGGAACTCAATGAAGAGCCCGAAGCAACAGTCAGGGTCGTAAGTTCGACAGGTCTAGAGAGAAAGTTATCTATATATAACATCTCCGCTTGTCCTGCATCAAGTGTTTCCTTATAAACACCTGCATCATACGTCTTTGTTTCCTCACCTCCAACATCGGTGACATTATCGAGGTTATCTTCCTTAGACGATGCAATTGCACCATCTGAAGATTCGCCCAATTTACCAGATTCTGTGAATATGATAGATCGTGCAACGACTTTGTCTTGAATTTCACGAAGGTAAGCAAGAGTAGCAAGTAGATCAGAAAGATGAGTTCGTAACGCAATACGAGATCTAGGCACAGATGCGCCTAAATACGAGCGTAACTCAGGATTCTTCTTCAACAACTTGATACTATATGAATCACTCGGATCAGTAGATAAAGTAAGATACTTTTCAACATAAGCAATCTTAGTAATAATCAAATCGATCTGATAATCCAATGATTGAGAAACATTTAGGTCTTCCTCAGGGTAACCTTTTAATTCATCATTAAAAGCGAGTCATTAAATAAAACACACACACCCGGCTCAAGGTGTGGTGAGTTTCCGCATTCTATATTTTTGTTTATTTATAGAGGATGGTTATAGACTAACCGGATTAAATAATCCTCCTCTGTGGGGTCGCCCCGCCTAAGGCTGTTTCACGTGCGGTATGAAACAGCCCCGGTATCTTGGGACTAGTGTGAAAAGTTGTCCAACAACATTTCGTATGTTGGAAAACCTTTCACGAGGACACTCTGAGAAATCCCAGAGCCCTCACACAAAGCCATCAGGTCCGACCTGAAGGCCATAAAACTAGCTTCATCATGCAAGTGGAAAAATGCTTCCCACAAGATAGATGTAGTAGTACTCATCAATTGATCCAATTCAGTCACTGCTGAACTAGGAGACATCCATTGCAGAGCTTTATACAACGAATCTAATGCCAATGGGGCAACAAATTTATCCAAAGCTTCATGTTTTACAAAAGTTCTCTTTAGAAAAGAAATTTCCTTGTGATGCACAAACTTGGTTAAATCCGACCCTTTATCTGTAGCCGTGAAACCCATTCCATAATCGTCTTCAACAATCTTTTGATAAGTCAGATTATTAAATCTGTCGGCAACATCATCCTTTACTGCGGCAACAACATCGTCGCCATATGTAATAGGTAAAACATGTTCAAAGAAATCCAAATCAGGACACACCTTTATAAATCCGTATACAAGCATTAATAATCCCCTAAGAGAATTATCTTCAGCTGTACCGTATTTACCAGAAGGCTGATTTCCACATTTATAAAAGAGATCATTTAACATAGCTAATACTGGAAAAGCTAAGTCACTTAATATTCCTTTAAGTATATGGAGCGCAGCAGGAGAATATCCTAATTTTTCCGCTAATTTATATATAACTGTATTAGCCATATATGCAATGTCAGAAGGCATAGTTACATCATAATATCTGTAATCACCTTCCATCATATTCAAAGCAAAATCTATCAATTTATTATACAAATCATCAGCAGCAGAATGCATATCTATACCAACACCTGTACAAAATAGATCAGAAAACTGAACCATTAAAGTATATATAGGACCTAAATGCATACGAGCTATAATGAGATCTGGCAAGTCCATGGCATAAAACACACGTGTTTTCCCAACTTTGACTTTCTCCTTGTCTCTAGGCTCATCCTTTAAATGACATTGAAAAACAAAACCTTCTGAACTGTCACACATATACGATTCAATACGATCCGCAACGCGCTTCACTATTTCTGAAGTAGGTTCTCTTAACCAGTCATCATTCTCGTCACATAGCTGAAGATATTTATCTTTTTTTCCATCAAGACTATATCCAGCTCCAGTAGTAGGATTAATACGCCTAAAATAAAAATCTTCTTTAGCGCCATTAATAGCAGTACGCATATCAACCGGACTTAATGTATGAACTCCTTTTTTAAGGAGGCCATTGAAGACTCTATCAAAAACAACATCAATAGTTTTAGAACATATAACCGGATCTAAACTCTTAGACATAATACCTAACTGACGCGCAGCTAAGTTATATGGATTTATATATTCTCCATGAACTTTTTTTGGACCCATAACAGGTTTAACATATTCTATACTTGGTATAAAACCGTTAAAATGATTAAAAAATAATTCATCTAATCCATCAGCAATCGATGTCTTTTTAAGACGCGATTTGCCTTTAGCAAGTGTCATCTTCTGATTATATCCTAAGTAAACAACTCCTGGCATTTCTTCGTACCTAAACAAAGATTTTGCCGATGGAGAAACTAATTTATCAATATAATTGAATGATAATACTTCCACATAATGAGAGTTAGATTTAACTATATTTATAGCACGCGAGAGTGATTCGTATGAAACTTCCATAGCGAAACACTCATCTCTCTCTGCAGCAGCACAATGAATACCTACAAAACAAGATCCACCATTAATTTCTGCAAATACGGGTGTACCACACATACCTGCATAATGGGAAGAATATGTATATGTAAGAGGAGCAGAAAACCTGATCTTATCATTGTTCCAATTAGACGCAACAACTACACCTAGACTCTTAGAAAGACTAATTCTATCACCTCGAATCGAGGCTCTAGCTAATGCGTAATTAGCACCTGCTTTAGAAACGTGTTTCATAACATTTTTAAATCTATATCCGATCAATCTTACTAGAATCAAATCATCGGTAATATCTGCACATTTAGATAAATCCAAATTGATTTCCTGTAAAATCTTTTCATCAGAGACATCAAGTCCTCTGCAAATAGAGATTTTAAAAATATTAGGGTCATGTATAGCATGTTTATTTACAATTGCATAATCTCCGCAAATTCCAAACAAGCGTGTTTGATTTCTCATCACTTTATCGCCTGATTTGTAATAAATTACAGCAGACAATACATTGCTTGCAAAAGCTGCATCTAACTTAGTACAATCCTCTGTAAACAATGCTCTGTGATTAACAACACGATGATTATTCCACCGCGGGTTAATTTTACTTGGTATACGTTCAATACTCCTACCATAACCATTATCATCTTCGAATTTTTCCATTTTAACGAACTCTTCGCTTCTATCGGAAAAAGAAGACGACTGTGTAATAACTTTCTTCCTATATTGCTTAATATAATAAACAAGAGGAATCAAAGCAATAGTACAAGCACTTGCAATCTTAGAACAAAAGACAATCTGATCAGCATATTTCAAAGCTTTCAGGGGGTTTATGAAATTCCCATTAAACAAATAATAATTAATCTTCACTTTTGCTCTCTTATATCGAGTATCAAGATCATCAACTATTCTAAATCTATAACATAAACGTTTTAATTTAGCTTCATGTGATCTAAAAAACAATACCACAAGAAAATTATAAAACAAAACATTATAAGGTAAAATACATAGAACAATCATCCAGAAAATGGCAACAAATTCCATGCGCACGTCAAAACCTGCGCTCGGTACAAGCAAGAGTCCAAAAACCCTAGCCATATTGAGTATAAACATATACAAAAATTGTTTCGTAGCCATATACCAAGGATTATGCAAAACATAACACTTGAAATATGCATAAGCCACTTTAGCCTTCATGCTAATAGACGTTGCAGGAACAGGTCCAGCTTCCGTCTTAGCTTCGGGTGCCAATTCTTCTTCAAGTCTTCTCATATTCTCAAATTCGTTTTCAATATATCTCGTCATATCTTCAGACATATAATCGGTGAAATCTTGAATATTATCAAACTTATGAGCGGTAAGTAATTTACCCTCACGGGTTCCAGGTTTTTCTTTATATTCTTTAACATAGAACATATACTTATCTAAGTATTCACGTTCAGAATTAAAAGATTTAGCTGAATCAATTACTGACCTATCATCTTTCGGGTCAACTCGAAATTCAGGTAAGACACGAATATCGATAGTTTTAAAACGCCTATTGAGCGCCTTAGGATCATGCATAGTTTCCTTTGCATGTAAACCAATATTATTTGTATCAATAATCAAACACTCAGGAAATGCATAAACATCACCTTTATCATCAAACGCTGTATTTACCGGGCATGGTAAACTGTCTGACAAATTGTTTATTTCTAACAAAGTATTGTCTCGAACCTTTCCAATCATGTCTTTCGACATGTTTCCTACTTCAGGGAAATGAATATAAGGTTGTACAATCGGATCATACTTTTCATAATAATCCGATGTTCGGGGCTTGGAATACATCATACTCTCATGAAAATCCCTTCCGCGAACTCGTGAAAAAGTTTTTAAAGCATGTAGCACTAACTTGGATTTACCAATACCTGGTGGTCCAGCTAAAATTATTCCATAAGGTTGAATTCTTTTTCTACCTAATATGGAGGATTTAATTTTATGCATACATCTTTTAACTTTCGCTTGAGAGTCAACAAGTCTATCAAATCTCTTATCTTTACTATGCATGGTTTCTAACAAAGCATCTCCTAAACGGGAATGCGATTTTAAACTATCAAATAGTTCACGTTCACACACGTAACCTTCCACAGGGAGGCCACTGTAAGTAAATTCAGATTTAGAAATCAGCAAGGAGGAGCGATTCATGTAATCGTAACAAATATTATCACTTCCTAATAAAGGAACTAACGACATATCACGTATACAAAAAACACTCATCTCTAATAAAGTTAAAGAAGACTCCACAATCTTAAATGTGGCTTCTAAAACAGTAAGATTTTTACCAGGAACAAATTTCCTGATCGTTTGACCAACATCCTTGTCAAAAAGTTTCAACGATATAAGCGAGAGAAAAAACGTCTGTACGTTTCTTACCAAGTCACTTTCAATTATAGTAGCCATAAAGGCTATAATTCTATCTTTCATCGAAACACCTGAGGCTCCATCGAACAAAACAGCTGAAGAATCTTTCATTTTTAAGATGAAAGGCCAGCATTTGCTCAATAGAATATCAAACTTATCTTTAATCTTGTCAGTATATTTGACAAGGCCATAAGCAACAGCTAATGCAGCCATTACTTTAATTAAAGTAGAATAATCTTTACAAAGTACAAAAGCTATACACAATACTATGATAGTCGAACCATAAAAGATCCAATCACCTAAGTATTTGTTTTCTCCTGCACCCGAAAAAATATTCAAAGAAGACAAAGTACGCTGTATACGGGGCAATAATATATTAACCCATCTACTTCCGATATCTGCGTTTTGTAGCAGTACGGAAATAAATCCTTCATCATCGAAAATTTCTTCGTCATCATCATAAAACGACGACGTTGAAGAACTCGAGGATTCTTGTATGTCTACGTATGAAGAACCTATAATACCCACATTTGAAGCTAAACCTTCCGTACTATTTAGAGCACGAAGAGTTTCAACCAACTTTGCAGGTTTACTCACAAATGAGTAATACGATTCACCGTCTGAATCACTATCTGATTTAGACTCAACCCGTTCATACCAATCTTCGTCCGCCTCTATGGGACCGGATTCAGTAGATATGTTCAACTTAGCTAACTTCTTAGTAGCTATTTTAGCTTGTCTTTCAAGCTTAGAGGCCGCACGAAACTTACGTGCGTCCTCTTTCTTCTTCTTCTTAAGTGAAGACTTCTCTTTACCCTTCCTAGCATTCGGGTGAACGCTCTTCTTACGAGGAGTTTTTTCAACTTCTGAGAATGTTTTTCCTACCATATGGGAAAACTTTTTCAAGGTTTTCTTTTGAGTAAGATCAATATAATAATCAGAAATATCATCAGGATATTCATTATCTGAAAAGTCTTCTCTTGTGAGAGTTGGAGATTTCTTCTTAAACTTAGAAGTCTCTTTCTTACGCTCAGTCTGTCTGAGGTTTCTCTCGAGTTTCTTCTTACGCCTGTAAGAAGACTTTTTCTTAGCGATACCTTGAGCCTCTCGCTCGAAGATATCTTCTTTATCAGGACCCTTTAGGGGTTCTAATAAGCGTAGTGGTCCCAAAAGAGGAACACCACTTGAATGATTATGAGTATTCATAAACATTCGTTTCTCATTCTCTGCAAGCAGGAATGAGTTTATGTCCGATGAATCATGAGCAGCGCGAAGCGTACTCGTGATATCATCGGACAAAGCGTTAGTCGAAAAGACTAACGCAACTTCTTCACCCGAAGGCAAAGAAAATGTATCAGTATAAACCCCGATACTAGTTTTTTTGAATTTTTTAGTTTCAGCAATGCGATTTCATATTTAAAAAGATTTAACGCATTATTAATCTTTCGATCAAAAATATATACCTATATTTAACGACCCGTATTAGTTCTATACAGAACTTGGTCAATTACCACAGCTTATTCTTAATTTTACTATTTTGAAGATATTAAAAAAAATAAGTAAATAAGTGGTAAATAATAGTATGTGTTACTGACTATCATGCCTAGGACTATTGTCCACGGTAACTTTAAGGTCTAACCTAGTGATACGTTTTAAGTCGGAAAAGACTCCCTATGATATAGCTCATAGGGAAGCATCGCACACACCCCCGAGGGGGTGCACATCTTTTTTCAAGCATAGATGAGCGATTTAATGTCGGTTGCTGGCCTTATTGAACTTCCGTACAGTTCAATTGACTAATATGATACGGCATATATGGGATTTTCACCCACTATGAAAACACTATACACAATGATGTAATGGTACAAGGCGCCGAAGCGCGTTGATCATTAGATCCGCATATAGAGTTGCAGCAGACTGTCTGTAAACAGTCAATCTACCACAAAACACCAGGGTTTTAACCCTG